GGGTACATCCATGATGAACAGGCTCTTGGAGTAGCTCCACAGCATGTGGATCTGGTAAAGAACATTCTTGAAACCACTATGGCACAAGTTGGTGAGGATTTCAATCTCAAAGTCACACTATCTGCTGAGGCAAAACATGGAGCTAGCTGGCAAGAAGTGCACTAAAGCCTGCAAAAAGTGTGATCGAGTCTTACCCCGTGAAGAGTTTCACCGCAACAATGCCAGGCCTGATGGACTACAGACCCAATGTAAGGCCTGTAGGAGGATCATTGATGATAAACGCCGAGTGTCTGGCTATTGGAGAGCCAAGGACCTTAAATCTAACTATGGAATGTCGCCTCAGCAGTATGAAGCACTGCATCAAGCTCAGGGTGGTAAGTGCTTGATTTGTAAGACTAGCAATCCTGGTGGTCAGGGCGGCAAGCTGCACGTGGATCACAGTCACGAAACCGGTAAAGTTAGAGGACTATTGTGTACCAACTGTAACCGTGGTCTCGGCTTCTTCCAAGATCAAATAGAAAATCTTACCGCCGCCATTAACTATCTAACACATGCTGAAACGCAAACTCAACACCTACTCCAGCAGTACCGAGCTGAGGCTTGACGCTGATTTCTTTGCCTACCGGTCCTGTCAAGCAAACGAAACCGAGCTGGATTGGGGTGAGGATTTAATCACCGTGGCCTCCAACTTCAAGGAGGTGATCAAGTCCTTTAACAATGAAATCACAAGCCTCAAACGTCGCTTCGACACAGACAACGTCGTCCTCTACTTCTCTGACACCAAAAACTTTCGCAAGGAGATCGACCCAGACTACAAAGGCAAACGTACCAAGCGCAAACCCGTTGGGTACAAACGCTTGCTTCAATGGGCCGCAACGAACTACCGGGTAATACGCTACCCCCTGCTAGAAGCCGACGATGCCCTCGGCCTGGAATGCCACCTGGACCCATCTGACTTCGTTCTGGTCAGCCCTGACAAGGACATGAAACAGATCGCCTGTCGCCTCTACAACGGCGAGGAAGAGGTCAACGTGACCCCCGAGGAGGCTGACTACTGGTTATGGACTCAGACCATTACTGGCGACCCCGTAGACGGCTACAAAGGCATTCCTGGTGTCGGTGCGGTTGGAGCCAAGAAAATCCTTGACAAAGCCGAGAGTCCATGGGAGGCTATCCTGGCCAGCTACGAAAAGGCTGGTCTGACCTACGACGATGCCCTACGCAACGCACGCCTTGCCCGGATCCTCCGGCCTGGTGAGTACAACTCAACCACCAAGGAGCCCATCCTATGGACCCCACCGGAATCCTGATTGCAGCCGACCTAACCGCTGTCTTAGCCGTTATTTACGTTCTTGATCGCAATGTCTTCCATGCTCTGGGCCTTGTGCTATCCGAACTACCGAGTCAGATCTTTGGAGCCTGGTTCGGACTTACCATCCGAATCCGCCTCTGGTTCGACCGCCAGGCCCTCACCCACCGAGGACCCCTGGGAAGACTCTGGAACGAGTACAGCCTCTGGCGCATCCGAAACAACCCCGCCTACAAAGAGTTCTTCCAAGACCGTGACCAAACATGATCCTGCCCACTACCAGCGCGGTCGTATCCAGGTTTGGGATTTTATTGTGGATCAGCAGCTGGACTTTCTGGCTGGTAACTGCATTAAGTACATCTGCCGTGCTGGTCACAAAAATCAAGAGTCTGAACTCGACGACTGGCTTAAAGTAAAAACCTACGTCGAAAAGAAAATCGCCACCCTATCCACCAACCAGTGAAGCACTTAGACGAAGCTATTCGCTTCAGGCAAGTGATGGATCAGCCCATCGCTACTCCCCTTGAAACCGTCCACGAACTCCAATTCAACCTGATCCGGGAAGAGTACCGAGAGCTGGACGAAGCCTTTGAGGGCGAACTTGACGAAACACACTCACTTTCAGATCAATTTAAAGAGCTGTGTGATCTTGTCTTTGTTTGCTACCAGTTTGCTGCCGCCCGTGGGTGGGACCTAGACACGGCCCTAACACGCGTGTTTGAATCAAACATGAGCAAGCTGGTTGACGGCAAACCAATCAAAGACGACAACGGCAAAGTCCTTAAGGGACCAAACTACCAACCCCCCATTCTCGAAGACCTCCTATGACAACCACCAGTCCCATCGCTCGCACTGGCCGAGTTCAGAACTGGATTGAAAACCCCACCTCTCGCCTGCCAGTTAGCTGTACCGTCTTTGTTGTTGAAGACAGCATGGAGGGGCCTGAGGGGATTGAAGCCTCTTGGCGGTTCGCCTCTCACGCCCTCCGCAAGGGGGCTGGATGCGCCATCCACCTAAGCAAGCTTCGCCCAGCTGGCCACGACAACGGCAACGGCCTCAGTGCCTCTGGTCCTGTGTCGTTTGCTCGGATCTACTCTGCCCTCAATGAAACCCTCCGTCGCGGTGGTGTTTACAAGAACGGGGCCGTGGTGATCCACCTTGACTACACCCATCCAGATGCCCTTAAGTTCATCCAAGCAAAGCGCACCGAACTGCCTTGGGTTAAGCGCTGCCTCAATGTGGACAATCAATTCCTGTCTACGGCAAGCTCTGAGCTGATTGATGCAGTTCTGGACGGAATCAAAAAGGGTGACATCTGGCTAAACAAAATCCGCTACAACGAATATGGCCGCCGAATCTACGGGAATGTGTGCCTTGAAGTGTACCTCCCATCGCGGGGAACCTGCCTTCTCCAGCACATTAACCTCGGCGCCTGTAAGCCGGAAGATCTGCCTTCTGCTTTTACCCAGGGCATGTCCGAACTCGTTGACCTGCACAGTCGTACGGGAGTTGGAGAGACTGGAGAGTATCTCGACTCTTCCGTTGATCGGCAGGTTGGGCTTGGATTGCTTGGCCTTGCAAACTTCCTGGCACAAAACCAAGTCAGCTATCGAGAGTTCGGAAACGCCTTGGATCGGTACTTCCAGCACAGCCCTAACCCAGACGAAAAGGCAGACCTGCTGGTTTCGTATCTGGCGCAGGGTATCAATCAAGCTACAAACGTGGCTCGCAGCGCTGGGATGTGCCGTGCGTTCGCTATCGCCCCTACAGCGTCTTGTAGTTATCAGTACACTGATCTTCGGGGCTACACTACCACCCCCGAACTTGCTCCTCCTATCAGCCGTCATGTTGATCGTGATTCTGGCACGTTTGGAGTTCAGTCCTTTGATTATCCGCCGGATTGCGAGATCGCGGCAGAAGTAGGCTGGGAAGACTACAAGCGGGTGGTCGATGGCATTGTTCGTCTCTACCAAGACACCCTCCTGTTCCATGGGTACAGCTTCAACAGCTGGAGTGATGTGGTCACTTATGACGAGTCGTTCCTCAAGGAGTGGCTTAACTCGCCGCAAACGTCGCTCTACTATGCCCTCCAGGTGATGCCCGACACCCAGGCAAAGGACAACGCATTGGCAGCTCTCAATGAAAGCTACCATGAGTTCTTCAAGTTTAATGAGCTCGCCACGTCGGCCCTTGACGATGATGAAGAAATAGTTGGCTTCTGCCCTACCGATAATTCCTGTTCTTCCTGTGCTGAATGATGGCCATTGACTCTCCCTACGCCCAAGTCATTTCTCGAAAACGAAAATGGACTCCAGTAGCTGTCCAAAAGGGCAAGCTGGTTGAGGGCTCTGAAGAGTCCATCTACCGGGCCTTAGCCCTTCGCACCCTAGAGCTGCCAGTCTCCGAGTTCCTAAAGCAGGGGCTGGAAAAGGAGCTTCCCAAAACCTCTGGTGTTGTGGAGGCCCTCAAGTCCAACATCCTTGATGAAGAGCGTCACGACCAAGCCCTTGAATACGTCGTTGCGGCCCATGGTACTTCTGCTAAGGCAGAGGCCGAGGGTCGTCACATCCTCAAAGCTTGGATGGACGCCCCAGAACACCCGATCCTCAAAGCCGCAATCCTTGAACGCAGTGTCTTCTTCGTCCTCCTCCCCTTCTACCGATTCAATGGAGACATCGGTATCCGCACCACCGCAGCCGACATCAGCCGAGACGAACAAACCCACGTCGCGGTCCACTCCATGGTCTGCTCTGAGCTTGGCCTTAAGTCCACACCAAGCCTCAATCGACTACGCCGAGCGACTGTCGGATGGGTAGTTGATGGGTTGAAAAACTC